TGTTGATTCCTGCGAGAACAAGGGCAAAGGCTTCCTTCTCACTTAGGTTTGAACTTGAGATTTTCTTAACTTCACCGTACCCATAAGTACGAAAGCTAACAGTAGCACCTTGAGGGTAAGTGAGGCCCTTAGATGGTAACTTCTTAATGTCAACGCTGGTGACTGGTGCTGTTTGCGGTGTCAGGTTACTTTCCATGTCAATATCCTCTGTTAAATGAATCTACCAAATAAGTCTACCGAAGCCGCCTTTAATTTGTCTAGGAAAGCTGCCTTGTCATTATTGATTGAGTCATCTAATTGACTCACTACAACAAAACTCATACTGTACGTTTGAGCGGCCGATGCTTGCGACCCATTAAAAGCAAGCCTGCCTTTAGGGAATACTAGAAAATTTCTTGTTAATACTTTTGATCTTCCAGATGATAATAGCGATACCGACATTTTTCTAAGAGGCTTTACCTTTCTACTATTTCCGAAAGAATCCACACCTAGTGCTGTAGGTTCTTTTTTATCAACAATCACATGATCGTCTAGGATTGCAGAAATGAAATGCCCATGATTTAGAATGTCTATATTTATCCAATCACTCATCCATTTAAAAAGAGCGTTATCGTCATTATCATTGAATGTTATGCTTATTTCTTTAGCTTGGGTTATATGAGGCACATTGTATGTACTCATATATTGTTCGTACCCATACGCATCTAATATTGCTTCATCCATATCTAAGTCAATAGCTGGAAAGAAATCTGCGAATGGTGCTGGTGGTGGTAATGTATCATCACCTCTTCCACCGAATGAAACTTCCCACAAATACTTCTTAGAGTATTCAACACTTCTTAATTGGCCAATACCAGATTTATCAAAACCTAATGTACTCTCCAATGATTTATCAGCTCTAAGAAGTGACATAATACTACCTAATTAAATATGGGCACAGCTACCATCCGGCGGCCGTACCCACAAAAATCTTCTATGTTTATAGTGGTGAATCAGTGAAGAAATCCAAGCTAAAAGTAACAGGGATTCTGATAATATCATTGGCCGTTGTTAGCTCTGGTGGAGTGTAGTCTTCAAGCCATACACCATAAAGGATGTATTGCCAGTAAGGCTTATCTTCTTTATCAAGAAGCTCTAGTCTGATCACAGCTTCGATATCTGTTTGAGGACGAGAAACACCGCCTCTAGTAGACCAGATCAACTCTCTCCATCCCTTAAGGAACTTATGGATAGAACCATCCACAGTTTCTTGGAATGTCATAGAGATGTTTTCTGAATAAACAGATCGTCCAGCTCTACGAGTTTGATGACCTCTATTTTCAATAGTGATCTTTTCGTTATTCAATTTTGGTACAGCGGTAGATTCACATCTAAGGTCTAGTGCCTGAGATAGTGGGAACCCTGCTACACCTACAGAAGGTAATTGTAGAAATTGGATTTTCCATCTATACATTTCTGCATAATCTGGAAGTCCTCTGATATCGCTTAAACTAATACGTGACATATCTCACTCCTTAAGATTATTGGTTATGCTTCACTTGATGTGATGATCATTCTTAGTGGAATATCCTCAATAGATCGTGTAGGTGAAATAAAAAGATCAACTACAAGTCTATTAGCATCAATATCCGCTGGAAGATTGTTTGAGTCATCACATACAGGAGTGTAGGAAGTAACACCTTTACGTGCCTGAATCCTATCCATATAGTTTGTAATTCCACCTAGGATATCATTTCTAACATCTGGTTCATTTAGATCGAACAAGAAGTTTTCAAGGAATGTCTTAAGTGCAGGGCCAATCACAACTAAAAGAAGTCTTACGTTCAATCTGTCTAAAGCACTAGGAATAGCAGATAGAGTTTTTTGACCCCAAATTACGATGCCTCGACCAGAGAAGAATCTAATAGGGTTGATTCCTTTATCATAAAGGTAATCACGCTCACCTTCTTCAAAACGTCTACGAACATCAATAACAGTAGTTAAAACACCACGCTTGAAACCGGCCGCAGGGAACCACAACTCGAAGTTAGCAGCACTGAAAGAAATTGCCTGTGCAGCATAACCATCTGGTGAAACGTAGATTTCTCTATCGTTATATCTGTCTTGAATTAGACAGTATCCAGTATAAAGAGCTGACCATGAGCTATTCATATTAAGATCAGTATCTCTATATGAACCAATTTCATTTAAGTAGTCAGCACTGTCTTCTGCCGAGAAAGGAACAGAAAGGATTGCTACACAATCTTTTCTAGTTTGGGCAATCAAGTCCATTGCTTTCTGATATGCTGGTACAGCGTACCCACCATCCATAAGTAATGTTACAGAAATACTTTCTGGGTTAGCGAAGGCTTGAAGTGCTGCAATTCTATCAGATGTACCGGCCGCAATACCGTCATCACCACCAGCTAGGGCAAGTGCAGTAGACTGTGCCTTAGGAAGTACAGATGAATCAACGATAGGATTAGAGATAGCTCTGATATAACTAGATGATTGAAGAACCTTCTCTACGAAGATATTTCTATTATATCCGTTCAATGCACTAGGATTTCTTGAACAGAAATGTGTCTCAAGTGCTACGGCCGTATTTGAACCTTTGAACACCTGAATAGCGAATGTGTCAGGCTGTTTTACTAGATCAGGGTTTGCAGAATATGGGATGATTTTGATTTTAATCTCATTACCCCAAGCACCTTCGTTGGCCTGATAAATTAAAAGTGCTTCTTCCTCATCTCCTACTTGATCAAACAAATATGCAGATGGGTCAGATACACCAGCGGCTAATGCTTCGTTAGCTTCTGTAGAATCTGCCTTAACAATAACAACACCACCGAAAAGAGCATCTTTAGTTACACGCTTAACCCACAATGAAGTGGCACGTTCTAAAAACGCTAGAGCTGAGTAGTGCCCTAAATCGTATCCAATCTCTACCTTGCTGTTTGGTGTATATCTATCAAGAAATTGGCTTTCATTAGTAACAAGCGTAGCTTGACTTGGCCCTTTTTTTGCCTCGATAACAATAGCACCAGAAACACCAGCGAAAGATGGAACTCTTAGTGATCTATCAATCTCTTGTAAAGTTACTTTTGCTTCCATGCGTTTCCCCTTATTTTAATTTCTTAACTAACAAATTTGGATTTAGGGATTCCTTATCTAGCTTGGCTTCGTCACCGAGAAGTGCCTGTGCTTTAGGAGAAATCATCCTTTTTTCATTATCATAACTATAGTATTCTGAATGGTTTGATCTGTTAATCAAGATAATCGGAGTGACCTTTTTATCTGATTTAACGTCAACTTTTTTCTTATCCACACTACTTATAAGAACTTGTTCACCACCTAGGAATACTTCTACTTTGTTTTTGGCCATAAATTACCTCATGTTATAATGTCATTTACCAATAATTCTTTTTCGTATGTCTGTATTTTATTAGTTATGCTCTGGATAAGGCTTACTTGACCTTTAAACACAAAGAAATAACCACGAATAGTAAACCGTCCTACAGTCGTTTTATAATAATTCTCATCTACATTTATTGTCTTGTCATCTAGGTTTTCTTTAAAGTCCACCTGATACTTGATGCTATCCTCTAATTCAGGGATTGCTACTTCCAGATAAGAACCATCGGCTATTCCACGATGAGATAGATAGGCTACCTCGAATCTCTCTAAGTCGGCCATTTCCTTAGTGATATAAGCAAACTCAACGTCAAACTCAGCTTGCAGCATAGTGGCAGAAACGTATGGGCTTAGGTCGATATTGGAGATAGGGTAGAACATTTTCTTGGTGGTCGATCTGCGGCCAATCCCACCCATAGTCTCAGCATACCTTAAAACCGTTCTCCTAAAGGCTAGGAGAGGCAGCGGTGCCAAGTTATTACTATTCATATTATTGTCATTTCGGAACTTCTTAATCGCTGTCTCGTAGGAAAGTGCTTCATCATATACGTACTTAGTATCAGGCAGTTCTTCCCGAATCCTAGCTATCAGCTCATACATTACTAAAGTGGCCGTGCTTAATACTTCTTCTTTAATATTGTGCATTAGTCAGCTACGGACAGAATCTCATATCTAAATAAGATTTCTGTGGTCGTTCCTATTGATTTTAAATTATTTATTTTAAATCTTCTGATCTTTAAGTCCTGACCGTCAATCTCGATATACGCACCAACATAGTCTTCGATCTTTTCTTTTGTATAAAGGAATCCCTGTTTGAAATCCCCTGCGTATCCAGAATCAGATTCAAAGAAATCATCCGATGCTACGATGCCCATGATTTCCACATAGACATGTTCAATGCTTCCAGCCGATGTTCCATAAACCTGAGATTCTTTATTTTTCTTCTGTCTAAAGACTTTTAATGGAATGGCATAATAGTGCATGAGAGTTTCAAGCTGGCCGGGTGTTCTGGCCTTGATGACTCTCTCCATTTCTTGAAAAAATGATTTACTCATCTCTCTTTAACCAATCCTTCATTCTTTAGGTGGACAAGCAAACTATAAAGATGCTTGCACATACCTAAATAATTATCAGGGTTTTTAAAATCGTGTCCTACAGGATTAGGATTTTTCGGATTAGCTGGTCTTACCGTAGGTGGAGTTTTTCTTTTATATCTTCTCCAATTTCCGATTAAACCATTTTTATCAAATAATTGTTTCTCAAAGAAAAATCTAAAATCAGGGCATGAGCATTTCATACGGACACCGTTTCCACGAACCGTAGGAACTCTCATAAACATGGTTGTTCCTTCCTTGATACCATCTGGAAGAACCATATCCTTTTCAGTTTTTACCTTGATAGCACTAGAGAAATCTTTATCGCTATATTCAACATCGAAAAACTGAATTGTGTTTCGATACATATCAGTAGGGTCTGTTTCAGATTTAATATTTCCAGAGAATGTGACAGCTTTAAGGCCGGGTTGAAACTTGGTATCTAATGGGCCAACTAAGGATAGTTTAGTATAGTCAGTTAGCTTTCTAGGAACTTTCTCTAATTCTGTTTTGGCTTTCCGTAAAAGTACAGGCATACCTAACCTCCAAAGGCTAGATAGAATTTAGATTCTTTTTGCATCTGTTCTGTGGCCTCTGTGATCATGTCACGGCCTTCATTTGCAATGGTATCTGCATCCATAACGATAGGAAGATCATTCAATGTGAATGATCGTCTTGATCTACCAATACCCTCAAGGAACATGCCTCGAATGAGTTTCATGAAGGCATCATCACGAAGGGAGATAGTGGGAATATCGTAGTAGATTCTTCCTTCATCATCTTCTAGTTTGATGACCTTGTGACGGTAGAAGGCTAGGATATCGAACTCGCCCGGATAGGGAAAAGTAATATACGGCTTCCTATATTCCCAAGGACATTCTTGCCTGATATCAATATTTCCATCCGACATTGGTATCCCATAGACCTGTCTCAACATCCAAGGATTGATTCCCAAAACTCGAATAGGGGTAACACTTGAAATGGCATCTGGTTCACCAGCACCAAAAGTGTTACCCTCAGTAAATCTATAGGTTCTATTGTTAGTTACTTCAACATAGAAATGTTTCTCGAAAGGACTATACTTAGAATAGATAGCTAGTGCCTCTTCTACTAGAAGACTGAATCTATCCTCATCAAGCTCTACCTTAGTCTTAGACATTACGAATTGTCCTGACCTAAGTAGAATATGATCAAATATATCCTTGGTGTTCATTTCTTACCTTACTTAAGAGTAATTGAAGTTACCATTTCTTGGCCATCAACTTGACCAACTTCAAAATCTACAGGAAGACCTTCAAGTGCTTGGGCTTCATCACCGAATGATGCTACCAACTCAGGGCTTACTTCAAAACTCTGAGAACCAGATGTGATATTGCCTTTTTTATTAGCTCTATCCCATACCATTACTACACCTTCCATCTCATTGATAGATTTTAACTTTTCTTTCAAAGATTTTGCGAGACCCATTGTTAACCCCTATGCGTTATAGTTTAAAAGCGATTCGATTTCTTTTTTAATCTCTTTGCGAACCTTCTTATCTGGTTCTGCACTATATTTCTTTTTCAACTCAATTACCTTTTTCTTAACATCTTCTTTAGGTAACTGATTCTTTTCTTCTAGTTTATTTTCGATCTCTTTACTTGTTTCTTCTTGTTTTGCCTCTACTACTTCTTTCTCTTTAGGAGAAGATTTCTTCTTATATGGTAGGAGGACTAATTTTGGCCCATAGACTTGAAGATCATCACTATATGCCAATTTTTCTTCTTCTGTTAATGGAACACCTTTAGATGATGTAACAGTAATTGTAGGGTATCTACCGTCATTTGAGTTAAGGAAGAAAACTCCATTAAATTCAGTAGAGAGTAGATATTTTGGTTCATGTTTCATGTGTTAGCCTTTTTATGTATTTTTTTAAAAGAGAGAGGGGTTTCCCCCTCCCTCTGATCATCCCTGAATGAAACTGCCCTTCTGTAGAGTATGTCGTAACCTAATTAAGCAGTAAGGTTGAACTCTGTAGCGAAGCCCGGAATCATAGACTCAATAGCACCAATCATGGCAGCGGCTTTCTGAGTGTTCAACGGATTGAATCCCTCAGGAAGTGCATCTGTCACAGTAAGTGGCATAAATGGAGACCATGAAGCAGCGGCTTCAAACTGTCCACCTTTATGAATTGCTACGGCCGAATCGGCTGGCATTACAGAAGTTTCTGGTACACGAACATACATCTTGTCATCAAGCATACCGAAGATGTGGGCACCGATAGCGTTACCATCTGCGAGTTTTTTGAAGCCCGGTAGACCTTCAACGAAAGCACAATGGTCACGACCAGCGATAACTGCCTTAACAGTACCACGGCCAGTAGCAGCGATAAAGTTAGAGTCACACTGAGCAAGACGGTACTTATACGCTTGACGGTGGTTATACTCAGCTACTCCTGCATCTGGTGTGCGAGAGAAAGTAACAGGAGTACCTTGAGCGTTTTGACGAAGAGTGAAGATAAGGTCGGCTGCAAGCTCTTTGTTCATTTCGTTAACAAGGTCTTCTGCCATATCGTCTTCATAAGAAGAACCGAAACGCTTAGACATTGTGTAAGACTGAACTAGACCTACAGTTTGCTTAAGAGTGTAGAGGTAAGCACGAACAGGCTTAGAATCCATAAACATAGTGATTTTTGGAAGGTCAGCGGCCAATTCGTAGTTAACTTGGAATTGAACTTTAACTTTCTCACCAGCACCCGGGTTCTCAGCAAACTTAACAATAAGCTCACCAGTGATGTAGTTGATTGTACCAGAGATACCTTTACCTAGGATTGTTCCTACGTTACGGTCAGCTCCACGAACACCAACGTCTTCACCGAATACACCAGCATCACCGCTAAAAGTAACTTTTAGAGATTCAGAAACTAGAGGCTTAGGTGCTAGGATTACAGTATAATCAAGATCACCATCTACAGTAGTGATAGGTTCTAAAACAGAAGTCTTAGAAGATGAGTAACCCTTGAGTGATTTAGAACCAGTACGAGGGTCAGTCAGAGATTCACCAGCGGCAGCGTTACCACGTGTCTCAGAAGCAATGATGTTTTTGAAGTAGACGTTACCGTTAACTTCATCAATCGGTTGAACAGAAGCGATAGCTGGAACGATAGATGTAGAATAAACCGCTGTGATAACATCAAAAGCTACTAGAGGTAATTTACCTAGAGAGTTTGTGCTACCAGAATTTTCAACGAACTTTTGGTAGTTAGCGAACTCATCAAGCTGGCTTCCTAGAGCATAATAGTCGGCCGCTGTGATTCCACGCACTTTATTGAGAAGAGACTTCTCAAGAACTTGCATGTGCTTCTTGTACTTCTTGAAGTACCCTTCAGCTTTACGCTCTTGCATTTTCATAAATGCTTCAGCACCTTGTTCATTCATTTCAGTTTGGTTTTGCTTACCCATTTTGTTTTCTCCTTGTTTTCAAAAACTATTTATTTTTATTACTCTTCAAATTTAACACCTGAATATCTTTCTACTAATCTTTGAGCTAGTGGCTTCTTGAAAGATGGGATTTCTGAATCCTCTTCTTCTTCGACCACAGTTTCTTTAACTTCTTTGATTGGCTTACGGAACTCGTCTAGGTCGTCTGTAAGACCTTCAAACATTTCCTTGATTTCATCAGAAGAAATTTTTCCATAAACTTTTGCAATTTTTTCCTCAGAAACACCAAGCTCTTTAGAAAGTTTTGCAATAGCTTCGTTCTTCTTACGTTCTTCTTCTTTAGCTGCATGGGCTTCAAGAAGATCAAGGGCTTTGTTGATTTCAGCAATTGTACCAATTTCGTCAACTTTAGCTTTAAAACCTTCTAGTAGGTTGAAAGCTTCTGTGATTTCGTGTGGCTTGCCGATCTCTTCGTACTGAGAAATTACTGACTCAGCTAGAGTAAGAGCTTCCTTAATATCAGATGGAGAGTCATTGAGTTTTTTGAACTCTGTCCACTCTTCAACAATACGAGGTGCTTTCTTAACTAGATCAGATAGTTCTTGAACAGTTCCGATAGCTTCGTACTGTGCTAGAATTTCTTTCTTAGCTACTAGAGCTTCATTGGTTTTAGCTAGTGTGTCGTTTTCTTTTTTAATTGACTCAAGATCACCTTGAGCAATTTCAAGTTTTTCACGTAGCTCTTTAAGGTCTTTTACATAACCTTCATTTTGGGCTTGCAGTTTTTCCAGCAATTTGTCCATAGTCTCTTCTCCTATTTGATTGTCATTGTCTTCAATTTCTTGAATTGTTTTTTTCAATGCTTCTGATAACTCAGGGCTTGCTTGCTCGAAGCCCGGTTCTAGCACGAAGTCCACCGTTTCCAAGATGAAAGTATCAGGGTCAACCACAGGCTGCCCTTCCTTCTCACCTTTAAATGTACCATGTCCACGTGTAGATACATATAGCTTAGATCGTGCCCTTGCTAATGTATTAAGTATCTTTCCAGTAGGTGTATCAAGTACAGCGATTTCACCATACCCTTTACCTTCATTAGTTACTTCTAGTTTTTGAACGATATGAGAAATCTTCCCTTCAAGAAATGCCTTATCATTGATTTCTTGCTCATGAGAGATTGTTCCGTAGAGATTTCTATCTTGTAGTTTCTTTTGGATTCTAGGTGCGGCCAAAGCTCTTTCCCATAATTCCTTAGGGTAGAATCTTTTATTTTTAGAATAACCATCTGGAAAAAAGAAATCACCTTTGATGACACAAAGGATTCCATCATTGACACCAGTATCGGCTGCCTCAGATATATTGAAAGCTACACTTCCATTAAATACATCGTTTTTAAAATTCTTCAAACCTTCCCCCATTTTAACTGGTATAGGAAATACGATTTTAAAAAAAATCTATTCCAAGTTTTTGAGCAAATAGATAAAAAATTTAATTATTTTTTTAACTGTTCTATGATTTTCGCCACTAAAGGTTGATATGGCAATGGGGTGTTATTGGGAAATGTTGAGTTAATGTCATTTTTTTGACTATCCCATTCTTCTCTAACTAACTTCTCGTCTAGTTCTAACCCTTCCGAGATTGCATAAATTAGATTGTCCTCTTCTACCAAAAATTCGATGAAGTCATTCTGATCATCATTTAAAGGTAGTGGACTAATTAGATTGGATATAATCCCTTCACACATATTAACAATAGATTGTCTAATAGTGAATAGGTCAAAATAATCATCAATAGGGTGGAAATATTTTTCGTGGAAGTCTGATAGGTCTTGAACAAAAGTATCTAGTTCGGTTATCAGTAGGCTTCTTTCCTGCATAGAGAGTATTGATTGATCTTTGATGGATGGTCTGATCTCTCGATTAGCTAGAAATCTTGCCATTGCTCTGTGCTGTCTCTTACCTTCGGTTGACCTATGGAATCTTCTGATACCACTAAGCATCTTATACCGCATACCTCTCCACTGGCCTTCAGTATCCTGTGATTTTCTAAAAGATGGGAGTGATGCTTTTCTATCTTGTCTCTTTATGAATATACCCTCTAGCATTTCACTATCAGGTTCAAATTCTACTTCCTCAGAGTTTATCTTTTGGAAGTTACCAGATTCAATAAAGAACAGATTAAGCTCATGTTTATCTAAAAATTTCATAAGTTTTTTATGTACCTATATATTAAAAGTATCGACAGAAAAATACCAAATGTCCATTTAGTATAAACTGGATACTTTTTTATTGACTCTAGCTCCACATTCATTTCGTTTAAACGAGAACATACCTTATCTAGGACTTCGGATGTTTTATCTAATCCGTTAGCTAATCTACCGATATTATCTTCTACGTGCTGAAACTTGTTGTCAGTAACAATATGATGGGATTCTATTTTTGCAATATTTGTAGATAGGTCGTGAATAATATCCTTGAGATATCTGATATCTGTTTTGATATCTGATACGGATGATTTCACGTATTTTATTTCTGTGGTAAATAATTCTTTAGATACAGGTTCCATGTAAACCTCAAATTTACTTGCCTAGTCTTCGTGCCAAGTTAAATAGTTTTCTGGCTTCCCTGTTATCTGTGGATGTTAAAGTTTGGGCCTGTGCTAGTAATGTCAATGCAGCCGAAAGCTTAATACTTTTTGCTACATCTTTAGCAGCTTCTAGTCTCGTAGCTACTAGAAATGAGTACCTAGCTATTTCAAGTCTAAGTATGTTCCTGACTTCTGTTTCCTCATTCTCAGAAACTCTTTTCCTAATATCAGATAAGATACCATTTTTAGATATTCCACTTAGGATATCTTTTTTCATGATAACCTTAACTTATCTACCTCACCAGATTCGGCCGAAAGGTCTATCTGTTTCCCTGTAGATGATTTTGCCTGAGAGATGATCTTATCAATGTCTTGTTTAATAGAAGATGGTAAATCCAATGCGGTGACTTTCATAGAAGAAAGAATCGACTTGATTTCTTTTTCACTATAGTCTTTGGATTTTTTGTCATCTCGATAAATGGAGAAAACCCCACCGTCAAACACTAAAGTTATATCGGTGAGGGCTTCGTCCATTTTAAGAATCAATCTTGAAAGATTTCTCATCAACCAAAAATTTCCTTATAAAGTCTACGTGCAAGGTCTTCTACAGCGTCCTTCTTAGCTCCCGATGATATCCACATCAAAAGCGTCTTAACTTCGCTGGCCTTCTTACTATCAAGGTTTAAGTTTTCCGATAATTCCTTATCGTCATCAAACCTAGAAATAATTTCCTTAGCCTTGCCCATAAAAACCTCTATCGAATTATTTTTTCTTAGCTGCTTTTTTCTCTTTCATAACTTCAACGTCAAACTCAGATGAAGCATCATCAAGTGCTTCCATCATAAGCTTCGCTTCTTCGTCATCTGATTGAGCAAGCTGTTCCATACATTTTACAGCTTCTTTGATCATTTCTGGGTCTTGAGACCATTCATTTTCCTTAAGGTACTCTACAAGTTCCTTAGGTTCCATATCTTCAATTTCTTTCTTCTCAGGTTCAACTGAGATTTCAATTTCTTGCTCATGGATTTTTTCAAGAATTGAAGCGGCTTTACTTTTTTTCATTTTGCATCTCCTATATGGTTAATACTTTTTTTGTATTTCTTTAAATTTTCTAGGCTACTACCTGTTTTGTCAATCTTAGGCTAGTTGATAGCTTACTGTCACTTAATCTCATTAGGGACTTAGCTAAATTCTGTTTTTGACTATCCGTTAATTGTATCCGTTTCTTTTCCATCACCACAGGCATACGGATATTTTTTCCACCCCTAATAACCCTAGTACCTTCATTTATTTTAGTACCTTGATAGTTCTCATTAGGTGAAGGTTCGCTATCTGGGATAAATGCAGGGTCTACCTCTGTCCCATCCTTTCTAACATTGACAAAAGCATTGGCACCAGAATCAACATCACCTACAGAAAATAATGCTGTAAGTAGTGATTTTCTAATCCAAGTAGAGTCAGTTAGGTCTAGGTATGTGGCACCCTGAGTTTTTCTTAATACAGGCTGCATAGGGTCTAAATCAAATAAAAGAACATCATCTGAATCATTAGCAATCATGGCATAGGAACCTAGGTCATCATAGGCAAATACCACTCTCATTGTTTTGCTATCTACATCAAAGAAGTCAACTGTGATGTTTCCTTCCATGTCTACAAAGATAGGGCCAACACTGATAGCATCAAATGAATAACGGTTGAATAGTTTTTGGAAATTTGCCTTGATTGATTCTGAATCAATTGGTTCTATTTTTTTAAAAAATTCAGAAAGTCTTGACATATAGCCTCTAATTATTCTGGTTGTGTGTAGTCAGTTTCATCATCTAGGGATACAGAATCCATATCATCATATGTTAAGTCTAGTTCTGGTTCAACTGGCTTCTCTTTTAATTTAACATCACTGATCAGATTCGTTAAACCAATAGTGGCAAGATTTTTGTTTATGTACGTTTTAAAGATATTCATGTCGATAGAAACATCTAATGGTGAGTTTTCATCCATGATATCTGTGATGAAATCTTTAAGATTTTTCAACATGGAGATAGTAATATCCATGTGTTCTAGGTTATCGAGATTGTCGATTTCACTTAGGCGACTAAGGAACTCAATCTTAATCTCATCTTCTTTAAATGAAATACCTGATCTGTTAGCTATGTGAATCTTAATGATCTGTCTGATACCATCCTGTAAAGACCTCTGAATCATTTTCAGTTTCTTTTGGTATCTAGTGTATCGTTTTAAAATGTTGGCCTTATTGTCACCATCACTCTTAAAGATCAATTCGTAAGGTATTCCAATTGAATCACATACTGTCTCTCTGATATCTTTCACATTAGAGAGTAGGTCATCTGACTCAGTTTCTTTGTAGTCAATTCTCTCAATCCCACCTTTATCACCGAATACAGGGATTGCCTTATATCGGCCAGATGTGGCCATGATTGATTCTACTGTCAATTCACCTAGTTTAGGGTCAACACCTATCTTCTTATTCAGAAGACCTTCTACCCTCTTAATGGCTGCTAGACCTTTCTCAAGGTCATAAGTGTCTGGGAGGTTCACACCTACGATTGTTCCTTGAGAAAGTTTAGATAACTTAGTTGCAGGGATAAGTTTTTCTAGCAGTTCTAGTTCTCTAATTTTAGAGAGACAGCCGTAAAATATTGATTTTCCTACACGTATAAATCTAGGTACATTGCTGAGATTTTTCTTTACCTCATCATTGTCAGTTATACGCTCACTCAATTCATCGAATAGTTTAACCCTACGTCTTGAACCGCCTAGACTAAAATGGATGTATTCGCTGGCATGAGCTATTTTAATTTTTCCATTCTCATGTACTAGGTAGCTTCTACGCTT